ATTAGTATTAGCACCATTCATAACTAATGATTCATATAGCTCAGTGTAATCATCCTTACCTGGCCTACTTAATGTTGTTTCAAAAACCCCTGAGTCACCAAAATTAAACTTCACTCTATGTATAATTAAAGAGCTTGGTTGATCGGATCGATAAGTTGTACCAGAAGATTTTGTGTAATATATTTTAGGAATCTGAATATCCATGTCAAATAAATATCCAAGATTTATATCATATGTAGTGCTTGAAGTCCAGTCATATTCAATAGCTCCAGTGGTATTACTAGTGAAAGTTACTGTACTATATTTACCTACATCATCACCAGCCTCAGTATCAGATATATAAATAACTGGAGTGCAATTATCATCTTCATGATACCCAACAGGTAAAGTAAATGTTGTTAGATTAGTAGCCTTATCATAACTTAAAATTGAGCTACTAATAGTAGTAGTGTTATCTAAATGAACTCTATAATCAATACTACCTTCTGTAACTAAATCAGACTCTTCTCCTAACTTTAAATTAAATGTTTGTAATACATCTCCAGTCTCTTCATAATGAACTACAGCATACAAAGTATCATGCATTGTATATCCATATTTAAATTTACCACACAACTTCCATTTAAACCAAGCTTGTGGTCTTACACCCGAAGATATTTTTAAATACCGGAATCCATATAATTCATCTTTATCTTTTTCTGCTAATAGTAATAAGTTATTATCAACTGAATTAATTAACATATCTATATCTTTTGGTAGTAACTCTGGGACTACTTTACTTTGTTCTAAAACATCAGTTGCACTAGATAGATCAGTTATTTCAAATAATCTACTTCTCCTACCTTTGTTATCTAAAAATGCAACTGTACTTCCCATGTTAACAGGAGTTGCTTTTGTGTTACAACTTAAATTAGATATAAGATTTATACGTGCAGTTCGTGAGTTTAATATTGAACCATCTGAACCAAATGCAAACTGTTGTGTATCTGTGAATAATAATAATCCATTATTAATCTCTACACCAGTTTTTAGATCAGCAGGTTGTGATGATGTTACGTTTAAATCGATAACATCTTCATCAGATACAGTCAAAGCAGTCTCTGACCAAAAATTAAATAGCTCATCAGGTGAAGATAGAACTACTGATGAACCACTTAATAATCCTAATCTGTTTTTATAATAAACTAATCCAGTTATATAATAATCCACATCATCTGTGGAAACAAAGCTAGGTTTAGGGTTAGTTGTATCATCCCCAACTTCTCGTTGATTCCAATCAACAGTCTTAATTTCAAATGCATTTGTACCTGTGTACACCACCCGTATAGGCATTGTGGCTGCATCAAATTCTAATTCAACTCCTGGTTTAGGACACTCCTCCCATACACCTTCTCCATCTAAATCATTAGTACCAAAAAATTTTACATAGTAATCATCTTCTTCAATATGATCAGGTCCACTATTTGCAACCTTAACAATATACCCATGCTTGCATTGTCTAGGTAAATCTCCTACGTCATTAACACTATCACTTAATACGTTGAGTAGTTCAGCATTAGGTGTTGTTATATTGAATATCCCATAGCTATCATAGTCTGGGTGACCGGCTGTTTCAGTTGTATCTTGAAGTAAATTTCGTGTAATATAAATACCTTGACCTATGACCTGGACACGACTAGTAGTGAAGGCATCTGTTGCTATCAGCTCTCGCCTCAGTTCACCTAACACACTATCAGCAGTTGTGATAGTTTTAGCATCAAAGGATGTAGGCTTAGGTGCAATCACACCATCACCTTTAATACCACTTAATGTTGCAAAAGCAGTTGAGGTAGAGACTTCTTTAATAGTTACTCTGTACCATGTATACTTCTCATATACATTAAACCAGTCACCTTCTTTCCAACCTAATCCACCATTGAGAAGTTCCCAAGTGGTAGTGTATCTAGAAGTATAGTAATCAACAGCAGGGTCACCACCGGTCCCAGATACTGGCATTGCTTGACACAATGTATGAATACGGAGAACTAAATCTCTAGGTATTTCATAGGATGTTTTGTTTGCACCTTCCCTAGTATTGACGCTGAAGGAACTGGGAACTTCAGCTTCTATATCAGTACTTTCGTTACCTGTAAAAACTATAGTATCACCTTTATTCTCCCTAGGTCTAAACACAGGGTAAGTATCTGTAGGGTTGTTTTTATAAACAACAAAGTTATTTGTATTTGTACAACTTCCATCTTTAATATCACCTTGTGTACACTTAGATGTGTAAGCTACACTACCTGATGGGTAATCGCTTTGCCTTCTGCCAGCTGCTATATCATCGTCATCAGGTGAGGAACTATTACCATCCCAGCCGGAATAATTTGAACCTGTCCACATGATTTCATCTCTCATTTCTTCTGTAGTACCAGCATCATCACTGTCTACCCAAGCACCAGCAGCACTACATGCATTACTAGTATCAACTATCCGTTCTACTTCTATGCGAGTTGCTGTTGTGACTTCAACTTCGTCTGCTGTATCATATACATAAGTTTGATATTGTCTACCATAAGCTACCTTCTTAAGTTCGATAAAAGCTTCAGGTGGCCTAAGAGTTTCTACAGTATCAGTCATTGAAACTGCTGTCTTTCTATTAGTTATAAATGTATGATCATTTATAGTTAGACTCTGTAGGTCGTCATCATCAGTATGTTTTAAGTAGTCCGTGATGCCAAGTGTCTTTGTAACGGCACATTCAACACCACTACTACAGTTCCACATTCTTACCCCACCATCTCTTTGAATTCTACCTATATAATTTCGTGTTGATTCATCTGGATCATTACGATAGAAATGAAACCACTTGGCTGTTACAGGAGTTTCAAGTGTACTTACTAATTTACTACCAGGTCTCTTCATTAACCCATATGTAAAGTTTGGGTATACATTCTGGGCAGCTGTTACTTGCCCTGGTATTTTTAAAGAATCAGGTTGCTCTGATATGCCCCCTGAGTAAGCTGGAATTGTTTGTGTTATGCCTGTCATTATCGTCTAAGTGCATGGTAAGGTTGATAAGATTGATGAACACTATCATCAGGCCAACCAAAGAAACTATGGTCACCTTGATTACATTCATACTCCATGCATGCTGCTCGTGCTTGAAGTTCTTGAGCTTGCAGCAATTGAACAAGGTTAGCATTAGCTATTAACTGAGTAGCTGCTCTACTAGAAGCTCTATAAGTTATATATCTTCTAAATACTGAAGGTATATCTATGTATGGAAATAAATATACAATGTCTACATCGATGCTAGTATCTGTAAAGATATAAGTATGATTTACTTTATCATATAAACATTTGTTATTAGCTTGTGGTCCAGTTGTTGGTGTACGTATGACTAAATCCTTAGTCTTATAAATACCACCTTCGCTTATATCATAACGTAAAACAGTAGAAGGTACACCAATATATCCATCACTATCTGGTGTTACTTTCATATGATTTTCTCTATTAAAATGCCAGCCTTCATTCTGTGTATCAATATTACAATCTTTAAATATATTATATATCAGTGCTACTTCTGGGTTTGAATAATTTAATGTGGTTAAAGGTGACTGACCAATACTACCCAGTATTGCATTCACTGCGGATAGTTCTGTATCGGAGTCGACAGTCGTGGGAGTAGAAGTCATAGGTATAAATATTTGTGAATAAAAAAAAGGGGGTAATGAAACCCCCTCTTAATAGTTATGTGTATTGTCCTGCGACAACTGCACATGTATCAAGCACACCTGATCCACCAACAGTGGAGTATGCTAGACGTAAGTTTTTAGTTGTGGAGGCAACGCCTGATGCGCTACCAGATCCACTTGTATCAGATGGGGAGATGCGAGTCTGCGTTCCTTTGCAAACCCCATAGTTCCCAACTGCTGTTGGAACTGCCATAATATTTTATTGGTTATGAAACGGTACCTATATTAGCAGGGCTTAGATGCTTTCTCCCATACTCCAAAGGAGTTGGTGGGTTCTTGGTGACTGATTGGTCAACCTGACCGATCCCACTGAGAGATGCTCCATTACCCTTCACTCTAGTTATAGTTGTAGAGGTACCAGGATTAAGAGACATGATTAGCTACGTGCTGAGGTTAGTTCAATTGCTGCTGCTGGATTGAGGTGTCCACATCCCATTGCAAGACGACCTACAAGTACGTCACCTTGATACAGAACAGAAACATCACCAGAAGTAGCTTGGACCTGAGGGCCAACGGCTTCTACACATGCTGCAGCATCCTTCTGATAGATCAAACCACAGTGTGTGGAGAAATCACCAGAGTAATCATTGTTCTCACCGGACTGTCCATTAACAGTACCAGCAAGGAATGGTAGGTTGTTCGAACGCTTGATGTTGATACCTGCGATGTTCACAAGACCTTCACCTGAGTTAAGGTTACCTTGAGAAGCACCGAAATCCCTGTTAAGGATATTCGAAGACACTTGAGATACTAGAGCATAGTACTGACGTGGGCTGAGTACAGCAGTACGGCCATTCTTAGGAAGATTCTTTTCATCGAGAACCGCTGCGGCTTCGAAGAAAGCATCAACTAATGCTTGAGCATTAAACTCCTTAGTCACACCAAGTTCGATGGTTGTACCACCTGGCTCGGGGCCTGGAGATGCAGTGATAGGATGTGCTTCACGAGCAGCTAATGCAATAGTACGGAATACTTTTTTGTCATAAGCTTCTGCGAGAGCATGCCCAATCTTTGCAGAGATCTCAGATCTTAGTGAGTAGTGAGCAAGTGTTTCATCTAGATCGTATACGAATGCAGAGCTGATGAGAAGGTCATCACAAACGATGGTCTTCTCGGCTACTGGAGGATCACCAGAACCTAGTATCGGTGTACCAGGAGTATGGTAAGCCGCCTGCATGCGACCTGTGAAGATGAACTGAAGACTCTTACCGTTCTTCAGGGTGCGGCGTTGAATAGTGTCACGAGCAATCGTAGCACTTTCATAAGCTTTGAATAGTTCGCCGCTAAATAGTTTTAGATAGGTTGCGTACTTAGTATCGTATGCAACACTACCGGAGGTAGATGATACCGCCTTATTAAGGGTACCAAGTACCGACTGCGTGGCGTTAGCCATTATTATATAGAGAGATTAATGTTTACATTCTCTCCAACGTTGGAAATTTTTTTTTAATATATGTTGTGGTCTATCCCACCGTCTAGACAGCTTAAGGGTATCCACCGTAGTGGGCCGAAAGCCAATGAAAGAGAGGTCCTACTCTGAGGTGCCTCTCTTCCGAAGTGTGTTACCACTTCTTATATTCTACATAAGAACCTGCCAGTAGGTGAGTACCTGATGCAGTTCCTGTAATGTTAGCTGCCTGGAATACAATGTTACCTTTCGTAGCTGCTGTTGATATAGCATTGAAGTGTACTTGTAACCATAGAGCAGAAGTATCAGCACCTACATCAACCCCGACTGTTTCACCGTTTCCGTCAGTTGAGAATGTACCTGTACTTTCTAAACCAGCTGCAGAAGGTGTAGCACCACTAGTAATCTCTGCTGATGATGCAATCGACTGAGTTGCAATAGTTGTAGCAACTACTACAGGAGTATCTTGATTATCGAAGTTCGCAATTCTATAGCTAAGTTCATTAGTATTATCTGAATCATACCAAAGGGTATAAACACCGAAGACTCTTTCGAAGCCACCTATCGGAATGCTAAGTTCAGATTGTGTTGCCAATGTAGCAGATGATAGAGATGATCCATCGTTTGCTAGGATCTTACATTCCCAAGTAGGAGGACTGTATACTACAGTACCACGGGTTGTATTATTAGTAAAAGGCATGATTAAAAATTGTTATAGGTTAATTGACCCCCCGCAGTTCCGCTACGGGGGACATAGTTTAACGTGGTCACGCACATGTACTTAGAAGTTGTATTTGGCGCCTATTTTAGTTGACCAAGTCTTGTCATCATCGTCGTCCTCAGCAGTTAGTACTGCGAGTTCTCCGTAAACACCAAGAGCATCTGTTGCATTGACGTTGAGGCCGACTTTACCTGATAGGCGTGTGTCATTATCCTCTCCATCTTCTCCAACAATAGCTGGTCCACCTTGAGCATACCATCCGATAGTTTCACCACCACCTTCTACACCTACGTGTAGATCGGTTGTACGGTTATCATAATCAGAGCCAGTATAACTGGCATTGCTCTCTACATTCACGTAGGCACCGGCGAAAGCAGGAGCGGTCGCGAAAGCGGTGGTTGCGAGGGCTAGTGCTAGTCTTTTCATTGTTAATAAAATTTAAATAGTTTTCGTGTAAGGCACGCCGCGATACTTCAGGGTTACAGAATGCTTTTTTTGCATTGTCTTTCTCCATAGTACCACACCCCCGTTCCATGATGTGGCTTCATGCGTCCCGTTAAGGATGAACGGACGCGGCGTTAAGTGTGTTGGCGAGGACGAAAGTTCGGGTCGCCACTAACGCCTCCTAGGAGGACCAGGAGTACCTCTATAATTACCAGAACGAGGTTGACCAATATACAGGTGGTTGGTGGAGCCAGTGCCTCTAGGACTACGTCTACCAGTACCATACTCCCAAGGGTTGATTGCATGTACTTCTGGACGTGTGTCTTGACCTGACTCTCTTAACTCTTCGTAGATATCTTGCATCCAACGAGGTCTAGGCATATTAGAATAAGTGCTTGAATAATCAAATCCTCTACCACCTCTATCGTAACCATGGCTCCTAAAGAAATCACTGGCATCTTGTGAGGTACCATGTGGTGCATGACCTCCCCATCCTCCATGGCCTTCAGCCCATTGTATCTCATACTTAGTCCGTTCTTCAGGGGACATATTTCTATAATTTTCCATCTGCTGCTTGCGATCATCAGTTGGGCCTTCCTTACCTGTTTTATCAAAACTTTTGACGAATTCGTTACCAACCATAGCGATTGGTATCATAGCAGGATTACACATGATTAATACTTCAGATCG